TTAAAAAGGAAGTTATATGGCAAATATAGTACCAGATAGTTTTAAAGCCGAACTGTTAGCTGCATCTCATAATTTTGAATATGGGGTCAGTGCACAGACTTATAAATTAGCTTTATACGTAACAACATTAGGACCACCCTATACAACTAGTTCAACGACTTATAGCGTAACTAATGAAGTCAGTTCTTCAGGCACAGGTTATACAGGTGGAGGAAATGCTTTAACATTAGGATCTTTAAGCGGATCTGTTCCTGGAAGTAATACAGCGATTGTAGACTTTGATAATTTAACATTTTCAAGTGTAACATTAACTGCACTTGGAGCAGCAATCTATAATACAAGTACAACTCCAGCGAATATGTTATGTTTAGTTCTAGATTTTGGTGGAAATAAAACAGCAACTTCAGGAGATTTTACAATTCAGTTTCCAGCACCGACAGCCGCTGATGCTATTATAAGACTAGGAGATTAAATATTATGAGTACATATCCAACAGATGTAAAGTCAGTCACATTTACAGCAACTGGTGCAGACACAATTTTTGGTGGACCCGCGAGAGTATTAGCGGTTCATTATGATGGCACCATTGGACAGGGCACCATTGATATTAAAGATGATACTACAACAGTATGTAGTATTCCCACTCATGCGGGTGGACAATATATGCTTTTTCCAGGAACTGGTATTAGATGCGAGACCAGTGCAAAAATAGATTTAACGACTGTAAATAAAGTTACGATTTGGTACGGTTAGGAGGTAAACATTGCCTAACACTACTTCAGACAACTACACGTTTGGAAAAACATTTACTATTGCAGATATTGTCGAAGAGGCTTTTGAACGCGTAGGTTTTCCCAATGTTTCAGGTTATCAATTAAGAGCAGCAAGACGATCACTCAACATTCTTTTTCAAGAATGGGGCAATCGAGGACTACATTATTGGGAAGTAGGAACTTTAAATCTTACTTTAACTCAAGGTGAGAAAGAATTTATTTTCTATCGTTATCCTTCTGATATGCCTACCACAGGCGCTACAGCTACAAAAAAATCTAATGGTTTAGATACAACTCTTTCAGCTGCTATTACTAGTACTACTGCAACTACAGGAATTACTTTAGCTTCTGTTACTGGAATGAATAATTCTGGAACAATTAGAGTAGGTAGTGAAGATATAACTTATGTAGGTTTTGATAGCACTGAACTTACAGGTGTTACCCGTGGAGCTCATTCCACAACAGCGGCAACTCATTTGATTAATGTTGCGGCTACTAACTATATTCCAGGTTTCTCGGACATTGAACAATGTTCATTACGAACTAATATAGGGGCCAATACTCAATCTGATGCGGCTCTTGGTAAAGTCGATCGTTCTACTTATTCAGGATACGCGAATAAAGAATCCGAAGGCACTCCTAGTAACTACTGGGTTCAAAGATTTATAGATCGAGTAACGATGACTATTTATCCAACTCCCGATGCAAGTAATGCCGCTAAGACTTTACACATATTTTTTGTTAAAAGAATTCAAGACGCAGGAACGTATTCTAATGCGACTGATGTTCCTTATCGTTTTATTCCAGCCATGGTAGCAGGCTTAGCTTATTATTTATCACAAAAATATAGAATGGAAAAAACACAGGCCTTTAAATTATTATACGAAGATGAATTGGCCAGAGCTTTACAGGAGGATGGATCAGAGTCGAGTACGTATATAACACCTAAAGCTTATTATCCAAATATTTAATGGCAAAATATGCATCAGGAAAACACGCACTAGCTATCTCAGACCGTTCGGGCCTCCAATTTCCATGGAAGGAAATGGTTACTGAATGGACAGGAGCTTTTGTTCATATTTCTGAATACGAATCCAAACAACCTCAATTAAGACCTAAAACTTTAAGTGCTGATGCCATTTCACTTGGTAAAATAAGACCAGCGCGAGGAGCTTTTCCTACTACAACTATTTTACCTAATAACCCTTTTGAAACTGTTGTAGGAACAACCGTAACCGTGACTCAACCTAATCATAATTTTTCCACTGGCGATGCAGTAAGATTTAGACAAGTTAAAGAAACATTCGCAGGAGTTCCTATTACTACATTAGAGTTAGAAAATACTTTGAATGGAGCTATTACTTCAACGGCAACTACTTTAACCTTAACTGATTCTTCTAATTTTCCTGCTTCAGGATATATTTATGTTCAAACTAAACCTACCCCAGCTCAAACTACAGCATCAGACAATATTTTTACTCTTAGTGAAGTTATTAAATATACAGCTAATAATACAGCGACAGGAGTTCTTTCTGGTTTAACAAGAGGAGCTTCGGCTCCCACCTATGGAATAACTTACCAAGCGAGTAATGCCAATTCCCACAATAATGGAGATACGGTATTTGGATCTTACAGTATTACTATTGTTAATATTACTGTGGCTAACCCAGGAATGCCAACTACTAAAACGATTAGCAACCAATATACTTTTTCGTTGGTAAATGCAGCAACTAGTGCTACAAGTGGAGGCGGGTTCCCTTCTTTCGCAGGGCCTGTAGGAGATAGACCATAATGGCATATACATACGCAAATTTAAAAACAGATTTAAGAAGTTATACAGAAGTGGATGATACCGTTTTAACGGACGCTATCTGTACTACTATTACTAAGAATGCAGAAAACAGAATTTATAGAGAAGCAGATAATGATGACAATCGATTCTATGCTACTTCTAACCTAACTATTGGTAATCGTTATGTCACGATTCCTACCGACTTAAGAATTATTCGTTATGCTCAATTAACTAATAGCAACGTAACCCCTAATGTGCATGTTTATTTAGAGAGAAAAGATACTTCTTTCATGACAGAATATTATGACACCCCTTCTACATCTTCAGGATTACCTAAATATTATGCTAACTGGGATGCTATTTATTGGCTCGTAGCTCCAACACCAGACAAAGCTTATGAAATTACTCTGGCTTATATTAAGCAGCCAACTACTATAACTACTTCTGCTTCTACAACAACTTATCTGAGCAACAAATATCAGGATTTACTTTTATATGCTACTCTGTTAGAAGCATATGGATACTTGAAAGGTCCGCAAAACATGGTACAGTACTATCAACAGTCGTATCAGCAGGCTTTACAATCGTATGCGATCGAACAACAAGGTCGTAGACGCAGGGACGAATATCAAGATGGAGTTATTCGAACGCCTCTTAAATCACCACCACCAACGCAGGATTAAAAATGGCATTTGTAATAAATGATAGAGTAAAAGAAACAAGTACAACTACTGGCACAGGAACGTTTACGTTAGATGGTGCTACAACTGGATTTGAAACTTTTTCTTCTGCTATTGGAAATACGAATTTAACTTATTATACCATCCATACACAAAGTGGAACTCAGTTTGAAGTGGGTATTGGAACGGTAGCAGCAGGTACTTTAGCTAGAACTTCAGTTATATCTAGTTCTAATAGTGATGCGGCTGTCACTTTTACCGCAGGAACAAAAGATGTATTTTGTACAATGCCTGCAAGCAAGGTAGCTTACATAGATGATACAGATCAAACTATTAATGCAGCAGGAAAAGGATTTGCTTTGGCCGTAGCCATAGCTTTATAAGGAGAAACATATGGCTCAAAATTTTCGAAGATATACATACAACGCAGTAGGTACGGGGGCGCAAGCAGTTTTCAGCCCTAATTCCTATGATGCGATTGTTGGTATTTCTTTATCGAATATACTTTCCACAGCCATCACTGTAAGTTGTTACATCAACAATGGAACTGACAATATTTATTTAGTGAAGGACGCACCTATACCAACGGGCGGATCTTTACAGGTTTTGGACGGCGGCGCAAAATTCGTTGTTCAAAATTTAGATATATTATCAGTTATCAGTTCGGATGCAGCTTCATGTGATGTTTGGGTAAGTGCAGTTGATGCAATTAGCACATAAGGATATTAACACATGGGATATGTTGGAACAAAACCTACAGATGCACCTTTAACTACATCTCAATTAGAAGATGGATTAGTTACTGCCGCTAAATTAGCAACTGATGCTGTTGAAACAGCAAAGGTTAAAGATGTTAATGTAACCGCAGGAAAATTAGCTGCGACTCAAGATTTAAGTACAAAAACAATTACCTTACCAGCAAGTGTCGCTGGATTAGGAACAGGAATAACCAATGCTCAGTTAGTAAATAATTCCATGACGCTTGATGGAGTATCTGTTGCGTTAGGAGCTTCGGCGACCATCGTTACGAGTCCAACCATAACTTCACTCACTCCTTCTGTTGTTCCAAATACTTCAACAGCTGTGGTAATTGCAGGTACAAATTTTACCAACATGCCTGCGGTCGAGGCAATTAATTCAACAGGAGCTATTGTTGCAGCTGACAGTATTACTTATACTTCTGCAGCTTCGATAACGGCTACCTTTACTTTACCCGTTGACGGAACTTATTTTGTCAGAGTTGAAAATCCAGACGGAGTTGCAGTTAGAACTTCATCAGCAGATTTAACAGTCAGCGATGAACCTGCTTGGGTAACAACAGCAGGAACATTAGGAACTTTTAGTGGTTCAGCAGCGATTGCAACACAAACTTTAACAGCAACCGATGCTGTATCGTTCGCTATAACAAGCGGAGCTGTTGCAACACCTTTAACATTTACGACGGGTGTAGGAAGTTGTACTATCACTGGAACGCAAACTCAACATAGCGCTGCAGCGACAGATTCATTTACGGTTACAGCAACCGATGCCGAAGGCCAAACGGCAGCAAGAGCTTTTACAATGACGTGGAGCTTTACAATAGGTCAAGGAGGACAGTTTAATTAATGGCTACTACATCTTTAACAAGAACTATGACAGCAGGGGACAGAGATAAATTTACAGTTTCTGCTTGGGTTAAAAGAGGAATTTTAGGAGCCGCTGAATATTATTGGTCATGTTATACAGATGCTTCAAATTATAGTTCTGCCTTTTTTGATACTGATAATACTTTACATTGGTATAATAGGTCGGGGGGAGGTGCTGCAGGACAGCAATTACCTTCAAACTATTTTAGAGACGTTGGAGCTTGGTATCACATTGTAACTGTTTGGGATT